CTTTAACGACCACAGAAGGTGCTTCTGTGTAACCGAAACCAGTGAGAGATACCTCAGCATTATAGATCTTGCCACCAGATACTTCAATACTTGCAGTAGCAGTAGCTCCACCAGGAAGTTGTGGACTTTCAATAGTTAAAATTGCACTGTCATAATTTTGACCAGGATTGGTAATTCTGATACCAGATAATTTACCACTATCTTTTGCTACAGAAAGAACCAAATCTGTGGCATCTTTTGCATTTGCTTCAGTAACAGAAGGAATGATTAGATCTTCATTCTGTACAAAAGACTTGCCATTATGATTACTTAGAACAACAGTATAGACTTGCTCATTGGTGAGACTATACTTACCAGATGCAGTTGCAACTAGTTCTACATTGTTCTTGTCAAAGATCTGAAGAATTGGACCAGAAGCAGCAGACGATGCGCCTGTTACACTTTCTCCTTTGTATACAGCAATGTTACCACTTGCAAAACACTTAAGGAAAGTATTTGGAGCTAGAGTTTTCTCAGATCCAGGAACAATATTCTTAGCAGGTTTTTCTGCATCTACATTAGTAATGTATGCTTTTACGGGAATATTAGTGCTCTTTTTGCTGAAGAAGAAATCAACACCAGTTACAAAACATCCACCGTCAAGATTTTCAACCTTAAAGGTCTGTGCAAGAGGGTTGGGTCTGATAGGATTATCAGTATTACTCTCAATTAACTGAACACCCTCATTGGACTTAAAGTAAGATGGTTTTGTAGAAACAATGCTTGCAGGATTCTCTGGGAGGAGACCTGTAGCATAATATTTAACTTCGGTGTAACTATCTACTTCTTCTTTAGGAGCATTGGTTGCACTAGAAGTAAATCTGAAAGTTAGCACGCCAGATGTTACAGATACTTCTTCTGCGGAAGTGTCATATGCAACAGTATCAACATCACCAGTCCAAGTAGTATTTTCTAGTGGTGGCAAACCAGCAGGAACAATAATTAAACCACTAGCATTGCCATATTCATCTGTAGTAACTTCACCATTGAATGCAGACAAAGAGTTGCCAGCAATACCAGTAAATCTGAGATCAGGATTGACCCAGCGACCAATATCTCTACCTTCTAAGAAAACATATAGTTTGGTGTTAGGCTTCATTCGTCTTACAACGAATCTAACTGGAATACTTCTAGCAAAGAACGCCAAAGAAGTAGATACTAGACTTTCTCCAATTGCTTTTGTAGGAACGCCCTTTCCAACTTCATTGTTTTGTGGACTAATATTGGAAGAACTACCAACAGAAGCACTAGAAACAGAAGTTGTAGCTTGCTGTGTATTAACTTCACCAAGAGAATTGATTGCAGTGAACGAGGTAGATGTACCGACCCAGTTAACAACAAAAGAATTGAAAAGACTGGAGAAACTTTCTTTTACGTTTTCTTTTGCTAAGAAAATGTTGAATAGACTTGTATTAGTATCAACTACTAGTGGTTCTTCAGATTGATCATACCAATGATCAACAGATGGAGATACTTCACCATCACCAACATATTGAAGAACAACAAATGGATTTGGATTTAGTTTTTTAGATGCAAAGTCATTTCCAAGTAGTGATAGTGGAGTATATGGTAACGTTACCATATCACCAGACTTCTTGTATCCAGAGACTGCTCTCTGATCTTCTCTTACATTGACTTCCTCCAGAGAAATAGAATCTTCTTTTGCTTGAGGACGCAATACAGATTGCTGACTATCAATAGAACACTTATAATCTAAAGAAGACAGGTTACCAATACTGTGTGCCTCAAAGTTATCAACAAAGAAACCAGACTTAAATCTGTCAAGTCCAATTTCATCTTTGACTTGCATGTTAAGAGCTTGCTGCTCTAGGATGCTAAGTGTAGTATAATACTCAAGACGCTCAATACGCTTCTCTAATTTACCGATATCACGCATTGTGTAACGGCGGTTGTCAACTGGAGTAATTCTTACATCCTTAGTTGTCTTCGTGAATGCAGGAATATATGCATAGAAGAGAGGTACAGCATCATCAATAGGATCTGGTTTAGATGGATTGAGTGAAGAGTTTCCTTCTTTGACAAGGAAGTTTCCTTTCTTATCTAAGAAAATACCATCAATGCGATCCAGGTATTGAATCTGACTAAACGAGAAAGTATACTCAAGTCCTAGATCAGGAGCTGGCGTGCTAGCAAGAACAGCACCAGATCCAGCAAAAGAACCAGCAGTAACTTCTAAAGATGCTTTGTTAAGGAAACCAGGAATGATAGCAGTGCTATCTACTTTTGGTCTAAAGTCAATAACGTTCTTGAGTTCTAGATTTCCATGAACAGAAGAATTGAACGATGGAATTTCATCTTCAGGAACACCTGCTTCATGCAAGTAACTATCAATCGTACAGAAGTCACCTTGAGACTGCTCAAAGTAATCAAATGCAATAAGCAATTGACCAGCAGCTGGTTCAAACCCTGGTTTTAAAACAATACGAGAAACATCATAGATTGTATCTCTTTGACCATTATCAAATGTATATCTTGCACTTACATCAGTACCAGAAATTAGATTGCCTGCGCTGTCAACATTCGGTGCTTGAGAAGATGTTCCCTCATAAACGTATCTTAGTTTGAATGCATCTGAGTAAGATAAAGTTTCTACAACTTCATTATCGTAGTCTTGTCCTCTAAATGGAATAATACGATCACCAGCAGATGTAATAACAATTCTCTTATTTCTTACTGCAGTTTTAAGTCTTGGTTTTGCATTAGAAACCTCAAGAGTTGCTGTTAATTTAAGTTTGGGGAATGTTCCATTAGAAGGAATAGTTCCAAAATAAGTTGATGGTAGATTTAGACTAATACTTCCAGAAGTTAGACCACTGGCAGTATCAGTAGCAGAAGTAATTTCTACTGCATCATCAGCAACATATACGATGTCACCTTTTACAATATTTGGTGCATCACCAGGATCCAAGACCGTGATAATGAAATTACTCTCACTGAAAGCTGCAAATCTTTGTGTTCCAAATGGTAGTTGTGCAGCAAATGTAATTGTGCCACCACCAGAAGACGCAGTAGTTACAAAATCTCTACGGAAGTAATACTTAATCTTAGTATCTTCACCACCAGCAGAAATTTGAGAAACTTGCTTACTGCCAGTAGGGAACAATAATGTGCCAGAGTTAGTATTTGCTACTTTAGGACGTAAACGTACAATACTAGTATTAGTTACATCTCCAGGTAGAGCAACATCTAAGTAAATTCTAGTCTTAGATGCACCTTCTTGTTTTGTTGCATACTGAACAACAGCACGAACAAGATTATTGCTATCGTCCGAGAATTGAATTAAATCTCCTTGCTGAAGAAGAATAGAAGCATCTGCGCTAAAGCTAGTTGACTCAACAAAGTTAGATCCTTGAGAACCAAAGAATGTAAAGTTAGTTACAGATTTAATTTCAGAATATGTTTGACTGTCAACTACAACATCAGCAGAAAATGTGTTCGCATTTCCAGAACCATAAGTGCAACCAATGGACTTGACGTTCTGTGGAGTATACGTTGTAACAGTATTTCTGAATAGAACTGGTACAACTGCAGCTGCAGAGTTTGGAGTGCTAGCACTTTCTGGGTTCTGTACCGTAATTGCTGGTGGTTGAGCATACTCAAGATTTACTGCTCTTCTATTAACAATAGTTGCTTTGTAAATTTTTCCATCGGTTGTTTTACCAAGATCAATTTTTGATGCATCAAATTCTTGACCGTTGATAAGTAAGTTTACACCATCTGCATATCCCAAACCTCTATTTTGTACGATAAAGTGGGAGATTGTGTTTTCTTTAGCAATCTTTACAGTATTTCCATCCTCATCTCTAATCGTTTCACCAGATTGGAATCTACCAGAAAGAGTCTTGACAAAAAGTAATTTACCAGTAGAATATACACCAGCAGAAGAACCTTCTACTACACCATAAGCATTACTATCAATACCAAATACATATTTACCTTCATCAAATGCATTTGCTCCACTTGGGATGCTTTCTAGAACAATTTTGGTGAAAAATTGAGGATCAAAATAAGAGTATCCAAATGTGCTATTATAAGCAGATGTTCCAGCTTCTAGACGACCTTTGGAAAGAACAATATCGGAATCAGAATTGAAACCTGATCCTCTTCCTTGTAAAAAGAAATTACTTGGTTTTGTTTTACCAATTACAGGAGTAATAGTATCTGAATAATCTACAATAAATCCAAATTCATTTGCGTTTGTATTAGCATCATTTTCTGATAGGAAAATTCTTCTCTTAAATTCGTTATCAGATAAATCATATTCAAGCATCAATAGTTCTAGTTCATTCTTATCGCCAAAGATAGTCAGTTCTAAGAATTGAACAGATGTTGATGGGTTAATTAGTGGTTTGTTAATCGTAGCAAACGATAATGTTTTAAAAGAACTGACAGCACTTGGAGATCCTTGATCAGTTCTAGTCTTAATAAAGAACAGCTCTCCAAATTGAGTCTGGAAAGTAGAATCTGTAACTGCACCAATTAGAGTAACTGGATTAGTAATTTGTAGTGTAATAGTTTTTACACCATCATTAATACCAAATACTTTACCTCTTCTATCAATAGTTTGTCTATGATCAGTTGAAAGTTCTGTATCGTTTAGACCAATAGATCCATCATTAAATGTAGAATATAAGAAGACATCAGGATATGCTGTTAGTTCAGATCCTTCTTTGTTTAAGGGAACACTACCAAAAACGTTAGTAACGCTATAAGTTGGAAGACCTTTACTCTTGAGATTTACGTTATCACTAGAGAGACTTTCTCTTGCCTTGTTAATTTCTAGATACTTAGTCTCTTTGTTGACAATTTCATATCCTTTGATATATGCTTTACCAGGACCAATGCTAGCAACCATCTTTCTAGCCGCTTCACCAGCATCCTTACCATTGTAAAGACCAAATTCATCAGCACCATAGATGCCTCTGTTACCATCTTTCTGTGCCCATTCTCTAATGTCAACAGAAAAATTGTCTACAACGTAGTCACCACTTTCGTCAAAAGTTCTACGAGCTAAAGTTTGCTCTAGTACACTAAAGTCGGTAGACTCAATCTTTCTTTGAATAACTCCTCTAGAAACAGTAAGGAGTTGAATGAAGTTTTTATCTGTGATTGCATTGAGAGCAAACTCTTTCAACTCAAGACTAATTTTTAGTCTATGTGCTCCAGGAGCTGTATAGTTTGCAGAACCAATAGCGTTATCATAAAGACTTGCTTCTGCTTCTGGTGTTACAATTTCTTCTTTAATTGTAAAACCAACTTTTGCAGATGGTTTGTTATAATATTCGTCAATGACTAATAATGCTTCATCATTGCGAACAAAATAACCATTAACAAAATAGATACCTTCTTCTACTTTAACAGCAGAACCAAATCCCATTGCAGGACTTTCTAGTGAAGTAACTTCTCCAGTGTCAGGATTTGTAATTTCAATACTAGTAGGTAGAACACTACCATCTGTACCAACAACTAAAAGTGGGGTATTAACGCCATCAACAACTTCTAGAGTTTCACCTTGACGGAAAGTAGGTTCTGTATTAGAATTACCACTATTGACATAACTAACAAATAGAGTGTCTGCCGTGCTTTCTGTTGCTAGTTTTGTTGTTAGGATGGTAGCAGTGACGCCAGAAGTAAGACCAATAACTTGCTGACCTACTAACTGACTGATGTCATACTTTTTGTATACGATATCATCGCCTTCCGAAACAGCTACTTCAGAAACAGACGACAATTTAACGTAATCTAGTTTAGTGTTGAGACCAACCTCACCAGGGATTACAAGTTCTCCCTGCTTGAAAGCATACTTACCAAAGCTTTCAATTTGATTCTGGAGAATTGATTGTACCTGAGTTAATTCCCTACTTTGAATAGAGTATCCAGGACGGAATAGAATCTTATAAAAATTCTTACTCGCGTCAAAGTCCTCATAGTAAGGATTTACATTTAAGTTAGTCTTTTGTGGCATCGTTTTCCGCCAAATACTAGCATTCTTTGTCCTTAGTATTTATAGAGATAAAAAAAATCCCCCGATTGCTCGGGGGACTTAATTAACTTAATTTTGATCAGAATTCAATGACTAGTTTGATGTCTTCAATCTGGTCAGGAGCACGAGTGATTAGACGACGGTTCTCAACGTAGATAACGTCACCCGAGTTGTTTTCAATCTCAGGTGCTGCTAGTCCACTTGCAAAAGTGACACCTAGCAGAGCAGAACCATATCCAGTGTCTACGTTACCAGAAGCAGCAGAAGATTCACCAGTAATAGCATTAGCAGCGTTGCTTTCAAATGCTCTTACAACACCTTGATCAGTGTGTGCATCATTGGTTTGGATGTACTTAAGAACACCAGCAGTTGTAGAACCGCTATCAAGTGTCCAAGAAACAACTGTACCATATGCAGTACCACCAGTTACAGTCTGTGTGATCTTTTCATCAACAGAGAAGTCTGCCGTAGCACCAGTAATCTTAACAGCTTTCAATCCAGAAAGTGTATCTGCAGTAGCAAATGTCGTGGTTCCCCAGTTGTATGGATCAGCGATGATACCGATACGACGGAAGTCATTGTCTACAGGGAAGTCACCCGAACCTTCAGCATAGGTCAAGCGAATGTTAGTCATCACACGCTTACCGTTGAGTTCTGTTTCATGGTCCCAACCATGACCACCTTCGGGAGGTAGGATAACTTCTAGAGCACCAGTTGCACCAGCACCAGTTGCAACTGCAGTGCTTAGACCAGTGTCAGAGAAGAGGTTGCCATTGCTTAGTAGAACATTAGCATAAGTGTAACCCGATCCACGAGCCTGAATGCTAGCAGAAGTGATTGCACCAGAACCATTTGTTACTAGTTGTACAACACCACCTGTTCCATCACCTTTGATGCTAGTATAGAGTGTCTGAGAAGCAGGAAGACCAGCACCAGCATCTTCAACTAGAACAACATCACATGCACCAGCAACAGCTGCGCTAACAACACCAGTTCTAGATGGGTTTGCAGGGAGAACGATTGGGAGGAAGTCAGAAGAAAGGAACTTTAGAACATCATCAGTTGGGATGGTGTACATAT